CCACGGCGCGCACGTGATCGATGGTGATGACGGTCTGAGTGGTCATTTCTTGCCACCTTTCTTCTTGATCGGATCGGCTTCGAGATCGCCATACCAGACGACGTTGGAGCCGCGCAGCAGCACTGTGCCGAACACGACCGGGATCGGTCGGCCTTCTTCTGCGGTGGGGGCATCGACGTCAGACAGGGATGCCGGTTTGGGTTCGGGCGGTTTCGGCGCGAGCGCGACCGAAACCAGCGCCGCCACCACGATGACGACGAGGTACCACATGGCGATTTCTCCAGGGATTCAGAACACGCCCGTCGAGAACGGGTTTTTGCTCGGGATGGCGGGAAAGCCGCCGTAGTTGTCGAGGTTGCCGAAGCGCGACTCGCACGTGGCCGTGCTGTGATCGCAGCCGACCGTCAGCAGCACCTCGGCACCGACTTCAATGGCGACCGGATAGAGCAACTCGACGCCGCCACCGTAGTCATTGACGATCATGTGGCGCGCACCTTCCGGGGTTTGCAGCCAGCCACCGGCCAAGCCACCACTGACGCTGCCGGGCGTGCCACCGTCGAGATCGACGTTGCGGCCATTGCTGTTGCTCACCAAGGCGCTGGCAGAAATAGGTGAGGCACCACAGGCAGCCGAATACAGCACGTGGGAACACTTGCGGCTGTAGAGCCGCCGCAACCCGATGCGCTTGAGACTGACTTGCGCCGACTCGCAGCGAACGCGAGCCACATCGTCGGCGACTTCGACGCCCAGCACCCGGCCCATCCAGCGCGTGCCGGAGATCCACCAGTAGTCGCCCCAGGTATCACGCCGTCCGATGCGCAGGGTGATCGAGGTGGTGTCGCCGGTCAGCGAGTTGGCGAGCAGGTGGCGCACCAAATCACAGTTCGGCGGCAGTTTCAGATCCAAGCCAGCCTTCGCAGCTTCAGCACCCAGCGCCAGTTCGTTGCGTTCCAAGGCCAGGCTCTTGTAGAGGTTGCCATCCAGATCAACATCGAATTCGTGCGGCGTCAGATAGAACTGCGCGCTGTTGCTGGAGAAGGCATATAGCTCGACTTCCAATAAAGGACTTTGGCTCATGTTCAGGCAGGCTCGTAAGTGACGCGGTCATTGCCGCGTGGTTCGGGCAACTGGCGCGCGGTCAAGGTGATCTCCAGCAGCGTCGGGCTGTGCCAGTACAGATCGATGGCATCGTGGTCGAGGCGGCAGCGCACGAGGCGAATGACGCGGCTGCCTGCGGGCACCCAGTCGTCGAGACCCGAGCGCAGCACCAGCACACCGCCTTGATCCAGATGGCAGGTCGCCGTCAGGGCGTACTGCCGATAGCCGTCTGGGTGCACGATCAAGCAGGCGGCGGGGCGATGCCAAAAATCCGAAATTCGCGCGGAGATGTCTTTGCCATCCACGCGCAGGAAGCCATCTTCGGGATCGGCTTCGACGGTCACCCAAAGGATTGGAGCCAAGCCATCGGGCAGCCAGAAGGCTTCCAGACGGCCTTGGGTGCGCCACAACCGCGCCCGCCAGATTTCGATTTCATCGAGTGAACTGGCCAGATAGCGCCGCTGCAAAGTCGTCGTCGACCACGGATCGTCCCGGCGCACCCACGGATCTGCAGGCGAAAAGTCCTGGCGGGTGATCGTCGCTTGCGCGGCGGCCGTCGGATCGTCACGCCAGTTGCCATCCGGCCAGATCGGGATCTCGTCGAGCCATTGGTCATCCAGGACATCTTGGTCGGGCAATGGTGCAGGCTGGATCTGCGTGGGAATGTTGCCGCCGACCATGCCCGGCACCCACTGCGTGAGATCGGCCGGGTCGATGGCCTTGCCCCACACCAGGGGCATGACGGTGCTGCCCACGGCTGCGGGGCGTGCCAAAGGTTCCATCAGCCACAGCAGGTCGCTTTCCACACTGCTGAGTTGCGCGATCTGCCAGCCATCGGCGGCGATGATCAAAATCCAGCGGCCATTGCCCTCAATTTCCTGCCAGCCCTGCACCCCGTTGTAGGTCAGGCGCACATTCGCCGAGATCGGCCCGAACTGTCGCCCGTCAGCCTCCGTGACGTTCAGCGCCAGTGCGCCACGTTCGCAGGCATCGGTCAGGTGAACCGCGTACTGCGGCAGCGGCCACAGCGCCATTTGACCGAGATGATCGGCCAGCCAGTCGGCTACCAGGGCATCGGTCTGCCGGGCGTTACCCACCTTGTAGGTGAGCCAACGCCGGGGAACGCGGCGGCGTGCCTGCCGGGATTCGTTGCCACTGGCCAGCCGCGTGACGCTGGTCTGCCACTCCAGCCGTTCGACGAGAGGCTCCATCCAATCGTGGCGGAAGGCAAACACGCCGCGTTGTGCATCCGGCCAAGGCTGGTCGCCAAAGGCATCCATACCGGTGGCGACGATGGCGCTCGAGGCCGTATCTCGGCGTAGCACTTCGACCAAGAATGTCGGTGCATCGATGGGTGGCCAGGGGCCTGCCAAGGATTCCGCCAGCAGACTGGCCGCCAGATTGGGAGGCAGCGGAGCGACAGCTGTTTCCGGCGTGAAGCTGGCTGCGCTCGCCCCGAAGGTGGCGCGCGAGAGCACTTCACTCTGGAAGGCGGGCAGTTCGCTTCCCGGCGTCGGTTTGCTGGAAACCTCCGCGATGTCTTGAACGACGACGCGATCCGTCATGCCGACTCCACGCCGAACTCAGCGGCATTGAAGGCGGCCTCCGTCCACTGCACGTTGCCGTTCGGGTTGCGTTCGAACAGCGTGCTCTGCCAGGCCAGTTGCTCCTGCAGAATGATGTCGGTGCTGACGGCGCTTTGCGCACCACTGACCACGAGGCCTTTGACCTTGCCCAGACCGGCGTCGGTCTTGCGGGCCAGCATCGTGAGCTGGACGCCATAGATGGCGGGCGTGGCCATCACCGGCAGCGGCTCGACATCGAAGGACTGGCGCAACCCCACGTTCGGCGCATTGATCGCCGTAGCTTCGTCCTCGTCTCTCACGGCATCCCAGGCAGCGGTACCGACCGGGCTTACCGTCCACTGGTTCAGGCTGCCATCGGCCTGTGCCTGCAAGGCATCGACACGCACATCACCGAGGAAGGTGTTGTTGATCGTGCCGCTGGTGTCGGCGATGTAGAAGTCGTCGACGTCGATGGTGAGCGGACAGTTTTGGCCAGGCACTGCACCCACGAATGCCGTGAGCAGTTGGCCACCGCCCTGGATGGTGTTCTGCGCGTTCATCTGGATGGCGAGCACGCCGTTCAGACGCACCGACAGCACGCCGTTGCCGTTGCCTTGGGTCACCTGCAGTTCGACGTAGTGCCAGCCACGCGCGGCAGCGGTGGTGATCGATGTAGTGATCAGCTGCTCGTAGCCATATTGCAAACGGTAGAGCTTGAGCCTGCCGTCCTCACCGATCTTCGCCAGATGCGCGACCTGCGCATTGGCATCGCGTACACCTAGCAGAAGCGGCTCGGTGTAGGTGTTCTCATACGGGACGACGCGGATCGACGCGCCGATGATCAGGTTGGTCTTGGTGGCGTCCAGATTCTTGACGTAGCCGCCGCCCGAGCCTTCGGGCAGGCGCAGTGCGAAGGATGATGGTCGTCGTCCTTGCACGCGCATTGCTTGCGGCGACAGATACGCCGCCTTGCCGCGCGCCAGCCACGGCTGGCCGAAGTCGTCGAGTTGCTGCGGGTCGTAGTGGTCGAAGCCGTCGATGAACAGCAATGCCATGAGAGGCTCCTTGGTTTAGTTTTGCAGCGCTGTGCGGATCGCTCGCGCATTGCGTCCGATGATGTTGACGATGACGCGCTCACCCGCAGGCGTTTGCAGGTGGTCGTGGGTGACGCCGGGGTCGATGGCGTTGACGATGCGCACCGCCTGATTGGCCTGCATTTGCGCGGGCGGCACCTTTACCTCCGGCACCAAACCGCCTGCGGCAAAAGCCAGCGCGCCGCCCTTGAACTGCGGGCCACGTTCCCAAGTAGACAGGCCATTGAGCGAATCCAGAAACGCGACGCCGACCTGGCGTACCGCAGCGGCGCGCACCACGTATTCGCCAGCGGAGAGCCGCGCCGGAATCGAATCGCTGGTAGTCGTGCCCGCGCCCGATACCAAGCCGCCCGCAGCAAACTTTTTCACATTGCCGAGCAAGGCCATCACGGCGGCGACCATCGCCACCATTGCGGCAATGGCCAGCCCCGGGCCGACGATGGGCACGGAAGCCTGCGACGCCGCTGCACCCGCACCGGCCTTGGCCGCGTCCATCGACACTTCCGCCGTGGTTTGCGCGGATTTTTGCGCCAGCGTGGTCGCGCTGGCGGCGGCATCGGCCACTTGCTCCTGCTGGATAAAACCCAGCTTCATTGCCAGCATTCGTGCCTGCATCGCCACCCATTGCTGGAAGGGCTGGATCACCATCTGCTGCAAGAAGGCATCGGCGATCTGCCGGAACAGATTCGACAAAGTCTCGCGCCAGCTCTGCGCACCGCTGAGCATGGCATTCAACGCACCGCCGAAACTTTCGCCCAGCCGGTTCCACAGCGGAGCCATTTCATCGACCACCAGCCGCGTGCGGGCGAGCTCGTTCTTCCAGGCTTCCACGCGCAACACCGCATCCGGGCCGATGGCGACCGCCGCCTGTTGCATCGCAGGCAGAAGCCGCTGCATCTCGGTGGCCGATTGCTGCTGCAAGGCGACGATCTGCTGACGCGCCTGTGCTTCGGACAGCAATCCCGCCTGCTGCTGGATGCCGATGGCTTCCTGCGCATTGCGCAGCCGTTCGGTCACCTGCCGCCACTGCGCTTCCAGTGCCGCAAGGTTGGCCTGCGCCGCCTTGACGTTGATCAGTCGGTCGATGAGCGAGACACCCTCGGTGTCACTTTCCGCCGCCAACCGTGCGCGCAGATCGCGGTAGCTGCGCGCAATCGCTGCCTGCCGGTCGGTGTCGGTCGCGGTGCCAGTGATCTGCGCCAATTCTTCGCGGGCAGCCGCCAAGGCATCGGCCAGCTCGCGTTCGGCCTTGGCGGCGGCGCGGGCGTTGGCCAGCTCGATGTCGGTGCGGCGATTGTTGAGGACGATCAGTTCCGACTCGGCCTTGGCGACCTCTGCCTTGGCCTTCAGTCGGTCGTTTTCTGATTTGCCGCTGGCGGCCATCTGCTGGCTGCGCGCCAGTTCTTGCTGCTTGCGGGCGATTTCGGCATCGACTTCGCGCTGCTCCAGCGCAGTCTTTTGCGCGTAGTAATCGCGCACCGATACCAGCCGATCTTCCAGCGCGGCGTCCAGTGCAGTCTGCTCTCGCTTCAGGGCGTTCTTGAGCAAGGCAAGTTCCGCCTCCAGCCGTGCCTTCAAGAGTGCCGTTTGTGCGCCCGAGGTGTCCTGCGCCGGTTTGGGTTTGGTCATGCGCGCCAACAGCGAGGGATCGGCCTCGACTTTTGGCGACTTGACCTCGATGGGCTTGGGGTCGAACAGGCTGTCGCGGAACTCGGCCAGATCGTCGAGCCGGTGAATCAGGCTGGTTTTGAGATCGGCAATGATGGCCTTGGCACCAGCAGTGTTGCCGCGCAGCGCTTCCACGGCAGCCGCCACGCCCGCGCCAATCGCTTCACCCAAGGCGACGAAGGCTTTGCCGACCGTGGCTGCGCCCAGCGCCAGAGTTTTGAGCACCAGCACCACGCCATCGAGAATCGCCCGCAGCGTACCGCCTTCCTTGGCCGACTCAACCATGCCCAGCGCCATGTCGTTGAGCGCAGGCAGGAAGGCGGTCATCACCTGATTGCCGATGCTGGTGGTGGTCAGATGCACTTTGTCCAGCGCATCGTTGAACACTTCGGCCTGCGCGGCGGATTCGCCACTCATCTCGATGCCAAGCGCGCGCATTTCCTCGGTGAGTTCGTTGATGCCGTCCTTGCCTTGGTTCAGGAACGGAATCATGTCCGCCCCGGCCTTGCCAAAGAGCTGCATCGCCAGCGCGGTTTTGTCGGCACCAGCGGGCATGGCCTTGAAGCGTTCCGCCAGGTCGAGCAGCACAGCGTCCGTAGCGCGCAGCGTGCCGTCCTGGTTCTTGAACTCGACGCCGACCGCTTTGAAGCTGTGCGCCGCGTCCTCGCCGCCGGTGGCCGCATCGACCATCGTGGTGGAGAGTTTGCGCAAGCCCTTCTCGAAGGCTTCGCCCGAGAGTCCCGCCTGCTTGGCCAGCGGATTCCACAGCGACAGGGTTTCCACGCTGATGCCCACGCGCTGCGACATCTTGGAAAGCTCGTCGCCTGCTTCGATGCTGGACTTGACCAGCGCCACCATGCCCGCCGCCGTCACCGCGAGACCCAAATTGCCGAGCACGCCATTGACGCTTTGCGCAGCCGACGCCAGCCCCGACAGCCCACCCTTGACCGCATTGAAGGCCGCTTGGGTCTGGTTGACGGCAGTGATCAGGATTTGCGCGCGGTTATTGGCCATCAGCTTTTACCCAGTTCCAGTTGAATCGCCCGCGCCAAGGCAGGCAGTGCGCGTTGCACGCTGCCGTCCAAGTCGAGGCGTCGTTTGAGATCGACGCGCCGCACCAGCACCGCAATCGGCACTTCCTGCCCGCGTTTGATTTGCTTGCTGCCCGTGCGCTCACGCTCGGCGCGTTTGAAGCGGGTGAGCTGGCTGCGGTTTTCGGAAAGGTTCTCGGCCATCAGTAGCACGCGGCCGTTTTTCTCGATGAAATAGGCGTTGCCCGAGCGCATCAGGCCGTCGATCGCCGCCTTGAAACGTTTGGGGCCGATGCGGTTAGGCAGCAGCGGTATCAGCAGATTGCCGCTGACCGTGCCGCCGCGTTCGTGAATGCCCAGCCACGGGATCTTGCTGCCCACCCACAGCGCGGGCAGCTCGTTCTGTTTCTTGTCAAAAATCTTCACGCCCATTGAGGAGATGAAATTCGAGCGTTTCACGGTGAAGGCGCTGCGCATCTGGTTGCGTGCCGCATCGCGCACCTCGCGCCCGCCGCTTTGCATTCCCTTGGCGACTGCCGCATGAATGGCGCGTTGACGCTCGGCGCTCCACGAGGACAACTGACGCGGATCGAGCAGCCCGCTGGTGGTGAGTGACAGGCGCACGGCATCAGTCCTTCAACAGATCGCGTTGCAGTTGTTCGATGGATCGCTTTTCTGCCTGCGCGCCCACCGCCACCACGCCAAGCAACTGCGCCAAACGCTGGCGCTCCAGTTGCCCCTCGATGCGTAAAAAAGCCACGGCCTGCAGCAGCGTGTAATTCAGCACCGCGTGCAGGCCGTGACCAGCGTGGATCAGGCGGGCGACGGCGCTGTCCCAAGCCGAGAGATCAGCGGAGCCAGCTTGTCCGCCGAGCGGGTGATGCCCGGCACCACCCGCTGCACAAAAAAATCCGCGTTCACCTCGAACACGGCTGCCACCAGTTGCACGGCATCGTCGAGCGAGAGGTCATTGACCCACGCCCGATCCTTGCGTGTGGTGATGGCCAGCAGCTCCAGCACGCCATCGCCGTGCGCGCCGAGCAAGGCCAGCCAGTCCGGCTCTGCGCTGATGGCATCAGCAAAGGGACGCACCACGGCCAACAGGCGTGGCAGCTCGCCCAAGCGCACGGGCGTCAACTCCAGTGCGCCACAGGAAAGCTCTACCGCCACCGGCGCAGGCGGAAAGGTCTGGAAATCCGTCATGGCATCGCCCCTCACAGCAGCACCATTATGTGGAGTGGATCGTTATGCATAGCTGGTTTCCTTTCTGGTTGATTTTGAGGGGGTGACAGCGTTCAAGAACTGCGCATAAATCCGAAGTGCCGCCTGGATCCATCGATCCAGCGGCTCACCAAGGAGAGCGCCATGCTTGAACATTTCTTTCGTTCCAAATTCCTGATTTCCCGTTTGCGCGGCAACCCAGGTGCCGAGTTACTTGATGCCTTTTGCGGACATCTCATCGATTGCGGCTACTCGCGCAGTCACGGTCGTCGACATCTGCGTGCGGTCGCCCATTTGTTGTATTGGCAAGACCAGGACGGTCATGCCCTGACGGTGATAGATCCTGATTGCACCGGACTCTTTATTCAGCATCTGGATAAATGCTGCTGCGACGGTTTCGTCGGCATGCCCCGACCCAGGCTTCTGCGCGGGATACGGGCATTTCGCAGTTACCTGTTGGGGCAACCACTGAGTACGGCAGCGCACCGTCATCCCCGAATTGAGGTTGTATCCCCGCTATGGGCACCGTTTTGTTGCTGGATGCGTGAGCAACGCGGTACTTCCGAGCGAACACTGAACGACTACTACAACTATCTACAGCCTCTGCTGCGCGATATTTGTGACGATCTTGCTAAGCTTGATGTCGCCTACTTACGGCAATTCATGTTGCAACTCGGGCGCAACGGCGGCAACGCGCGAGCTAAATCAACAACATCTGCCCTACGCATGTTAGTGCGCTTTCTGATCGCTCAGGGACGATGCACTGCCGGTCTGGATGAAGCCATTCCAAGTGTGGCCTATTGGCGTTTGTCCTCACTGCCTCAGTATTTGCAGCCCGAAGAAGTTGAGCGGGTGATAAGCAGTCCAGATATGCAAACATCAGTGGGCAAGCGTGATCGAGCCATCTTGTTACTCCTTGCGCGATTGGGTCTGCGCGCTGGCGAAGTGGTGAGCCTTTGCCTGACAGACATTGATTGGCATGGGGCCACGATCCGTGTGTGCGGCAAGAACAAGCGACAGACGCTGTTGCCTTTGACTCAGGAAGTGGGAGACGCCATCGTGGACTATCTCCAGCATGGACGACCGCCAACGGCATCTCAACACGTGTTTATACGCGCTCTGGCACCGTTTCGACCCTATCGCGATGCGCGTGGTGTCAGCGACGTGGCCAAACTTGCGCTTCGCCACGCACAGGTCAACGCCCCTGCACGAGGAGCGGCACATGTTCTGCGCCACTCAATGGCGACGTCGATGCTCCGCCAATCCGTCAGTTTGAACGACATCTCGGCTGTTCTTCGGCATACATGTTTGTCCAGCACAGAGATTTACGCCAAGGTCGATATTCCCGCATTGCAGGAACTGGCTCAAGCCTGGCCGGAGGCTCAGTCATGCTGAGCCAAGCCATTCAGCACTACGTCGACATGCGCCGGGCATGCGGTTTCAAGTTCGAGTGCCAAGCCAGCTTTCTACGGAGTTTCTTGTCTTTTGCCGAGGCCAGAGGTGATCGGCATGTACGCATCAACACCGCTATCGAGTGGGCAGGTCTGGCGGATAAGGTGCCGCAGCGTGCACACCGTTTGGGGGCTATCATCCGTTTTGCTCGTCATGCGCGAACCGACGATCCGCGCAATGAAGTCCCACCTCCGATATTCGGCAGCGAAACCTGGCCACGGCAAACACGCTATATCCTCACTCAAGATGAAGTTGCCAGATTGCTGCAGGAGGCGCGGCGCTTCAGCTCCCATCCGATGCGGGTAATGACCTACAGTACCCTGATCGGCCTGCTCGCCTGCACCGGTCTGCGAATATCTGAAGCCATCCGACTGCGCTATTCGGACATCACCACGGATGGCATTCTTATTCGTAACACAAAGTTCCGCAAAAGTCGGTTGGTGGTTCTTCACGACAGTGCACGCAACGCCCTTGAACAATATATGCTGCAAAGACAAGCGTTCGCCCCTCTGAGTGATCAGTTGTTTGTCTCCTTGAAGGGTACGCCGCTGTTCCGTGAGAATGTGTGCGTCGTGTTTAGGGAGTTGGTCAAGCGGGCTGGCTTGCCGCGCGGCCCCGGTCTGCCTCGAATTACTCCTCATTCGTTGCGGCACACCTTCGCGGTCAGGGCGCTACAGACTTGCCCAAATGAGCGCGACCGGATATCGCGCCACATGGTGGCGCTGTCCACCTACCTTGGGCATGTTAATGCAGCGGCGACCTACTGGTATCTGCAGGCGACGCCAGAGCTGATGCTGGATGTTGCCGCGTGCTGCGAACGATTTGTGGAGGTTGCATCATGACTCCGATTGCTCCCCACATTACAGCTTTCTTGCGACAGCACCTGATGGAAGAGCGTAACGTCAGCGGCAATACCTGCGAGTCTTACGCCTACGCTTTCAAGCTGCTGCTTGAGTACGCAGGGAGTCGCCTCAAGACGCAACCGTCGAAGTTGTGCTTTGAGCAAATCGATGCCCCGTTGGTGGTCGACTTTCTAAGCCACCTGGAAAGCCACCGTAATAATGGTGCGAACTCCAGGAACATCCGTCTGGCAGCGATCAAGTCGTTCATGCGTTTCATGCAATATCGGTTGCCTGCTGCGCTGGCTCAAATTCAGCGCATGCTGGCCATTCCTGCAAAGAAGAAAGAAACGCGCTTGGTCAAGCATCTGACGGTGGCGGAGATGCAGGCCATTCTGGACGCGCCGGTTCCCACATGCCGGGATGGGATACGTGATCGTGCCATGCTGCACCTGTGCTTTGCGGCAGGACTGCGCGTGTCAGAACTGGTCGGCCTGCAATTAACGGATCTGAAGCTACAGCCCAGCTCCAGTATCCTGATCCACGGCAAGGGGCGCAAAGAGCGCTGCCTACCTCTGTGGAAACAGACCGCGAAAGCGCTGCGAGCATGGCTGGAAGTGCGCGGTGCGGTTTCTGGAGTCTGTCTATTCGTCAACGCCCGAGGGGAGGCAATGACGCGGTCTGGATTCGAGTACATTCTGGACAAGCATGTCAAAGTCGCGGCAGCCACTTGCTCTTCGTTGTCGCACAAGCGCATCTCACCACACGTGCTGCGCCACACCTGCGCTTTGACAGTCCTCCAGGCAACCAAAGACTTGCGCAAGGTCTCTTTGTGGCTGGGGCACGCAAGCATTCAGACCACGGAGATATACACCCGCGCCGATCCGTCCGTGAAACTCGAAGCGCTGGAGGCGATCATCGCTCCTGGGTTACGAACCGGCCGGTTCAAAGCGACTGACGCCCTGATTGCTTCGCTTAATCCACGTGTTCTTTTGAAAAACGGCGACAAGCCGCGTTGAAAGGGTATGTCCATCAGGCGCTGCCAGATTCAACGGTCTGGGCAGCGCCTTTTTATGCGCAGTTCTTGAATACTGTCACCCCCTCAAAATCAACCAGAAAGGAAACCAGCTATGCATAACGATCCACTCCACATAATCGTGCTTATGTAGAGCTCTACATAAGCACCATCCGGCCGAACTGTCCGAGGCTGCCACTCGCCGACTTGGTGAGATCGGCCAGTACCTGACCCGACAGTTCGAACTTCATCAGGTCGTTGCCAATCACCGACAGTTCCTTGGTCGGGTTAATGGCCACGCGGTAGAGATCAATCACGACCTCCTTGTTGCTGTCGGCGGTATTCAGCCCCTCGAACCGCACCCAGCGCTCAGGCAGCGGCTGGGTGAACATCGCCGTGACGTTGGCCGCGCCGTAGCTGTAGCTGGCGGTGATCGCCCCGGTGACGCCCGTGAGGTCGGTGAACTGGATGGAGCCGTGCTTGGCGTTGACCGTGTATTTGGTGTTGGTGACCGTGGTCGCGCCGGCCTTGATGACCACGCTAGAGACGTTCTGTTTACCCAGCAGATAGAGCTTGCCGAGTTCGGCCGTCGCGATGACCGGTTCGTCGGTTACTGTGCCGGTGGTCACCGCCGTGGTGGATCCATAGAGGGAAAGCTCCAGGTTGGTCTGGATCAGTTCCTCCAGGGTGCATGCGAACTCGCCCTTCTTTGTCTTGATGAGTTGCAGGTCGGTCAGTCGCTGGCCGGATTGGGATTCCTGGTGCTCCAGGGTTTCCACCGACAGCGACACCTTGAGATCGGGCACGTTGCCGACATAGACCAACCCCTGCGGGTTGCCATTGTTGTCACGCGCACCGATGAAGACGCGACCTTGTCCGGAAAAGTAAGCCATGATGTTTTGCTCCTGTGTGAAATGCGAATCAGCCCTGTGCGGTCAGGTCATGCACCAGGGTGCGATAGGTGATCTGGTAGCGCGCCGGGATGGCGGCCGCCGTGGCGTCGGCATCCTCGATGTCCCAGTCGCAATCGAGTTCCTGCAGGGCCAGACAGAGACCACCAAAGCCGGGATCGGCAAACAAGGCGGCATGAACGGTCACCTGCAGCCGATCGGCGATGCTTTCCGCCGCCTCGGTTTCGGTTTCCCTGGCCAGGGCCACGACGCGAACGGTCAGGTGGCGTTCGATACGGTCGTTGGCGCGCTGGGCAATCGATTCAGCCTCCGGAAATATCAGCAGGGCCGGACTGCCTTCGCGGCCAGTCGGCACCGTGGGGGATCGCTTGATCTGCGCACCCTCGGCTTGGGCCAGCGGGGTGAGACGGGTCACGATCTCCTGTAGCAGGCGCTCTCGAAGTGAAATGGGCATGAGTTTCTCCAGTGAGGTCCGTAAAATGACAAGCTGTTGAAAGGAGTTCTGAACACCATGGCCGTGAGCAGCGTCCCCAAGAAAAAGCACAAGTCGAGCTTGTCGAAGCCCTGCCTGATCACCTTGAGGATCGAACTGGTCGGCACAACGCCGCTCGTCTGGCGCCGCATCACCCTGGATGGCCGGTCGAGTTTTGCGAACCTGCACCACGTGATTCAGGCGGCGATGGGCTGGCATGACGCCCACCTCCACCAGTTCCGGATCAACAACCGCTACATCGGCGTGCCCGATCCGGAAAGCGACGCGCCCGAGTGGCACACCGAGGACGAGCGCAAGGTGTTTCTCAACCGCGTGCTGACTGACGATGCCGTATTCACCTACCTCTACGACTTCGGCGACGGCTGGGAGCACCGGCTGCTCGTGGAGGAGTACGACGACAGCGACGATCTGCGCTTTGGCGACGGCGACGCCTGGGTCGATGCCGGTGAGCGTGCCTGCCCGCCCGAGGACTGTGGCGGTGTCGGCGGTTTACAGGACTTCCTCGAAAAGCTCGAGGACGAGCCCTACAGCGACGAAAGCAAGGAACTGCGCGAGTGGGCGGGTCTCGACTACGATCCGGCTCGCTTCGATCGCCAGGCGGCCAACGCTGCCATCAAGCGCCTGCTTTGGAATCGCTGGCTCAAGTGAGCCGGGTCAGCGTCGCCTGGCATTCGGAGCCGTCGCCGATCGCCCGTACCTCCCTGACCCGGTAGGTCACGCCACCGATCACGAGTTCGTGACCGGTGTCGAGCACCACCTCGTCGGCGGGATAGCGAATCGCATAGTCGGACGACAGGCCGAGGCCATCGAGCACCTCCACATCGGGGGCACGGAAGTCCACAAGAACTTCCGTACCTCCGATCGTGGCCGACGTCAGCAGACCGGCACGGCCGGCTGCAGCATACAGGTCGGTCAGGGACGTCATCACGACATCGTCAGCTTGACCAGCACACCCGGGCGATGGCACATCGGCAGCGGGTTGGACTGCGTGTGCAGATCCGTGCCGCGCTCGAACTTGCGGGAGTCCTGCTTGGCGTACAGCGGCTGACCGAGGGTATTGACGGTCTCGTTGAAGTCCGCCGGGGCCACGTAGGTACCGAAGGTGTCGATCGTGCCGACGGGGAAGGCATGGGCTTCGCCGGCCGCGATGAAGCGACGGGTCGCGCCATTGCCATCGGTTGCCTGGCCACGATACTCCTCGAAGACGATGCCACCGAAAGTGAAGCCGGCACGCACGTCGTCGCGCAACACCGCCCCTTGCTGGAAGAGTTCGTAGGCCTTCTCGACCTTGGGATGGGCGATCAGCTTCTCGAAGAACTCCTGCGAACAGAGGCAGCGCACGCCGGTCATGAACTCGCCGAGCAGGTTCTGCTCGATGTGCGCCAGGGTATCGACGCACTTCTGCCGGACGTTGGTGCTGTCCGTAGTCAGGGCGAAGTTGATGGATTTCGGGGCGATGCCGAACTCGTCGTAGAGGTTGTAGAGCGTCGAGCCATCGGCATCGAGGATGATGCCCTTCAGCGCGCCCATGCGCAGGTGTTCGAGCGTGATGGCGTGCTTGTTGCGCATGGTCTCCAGGTGGCGGGCCATGACGCCGGCCACCGTTTCCAGTTCGGATTCCGAACCGAAGGCGCGCAGGCCCTGGACTTCCTCGGGCAGCACCACATCGTCGTGCGGGATGTGCGGCACCACGAAGGATCGCATCTTGCGCTTGTCGCGCTGGCCCACCGTGCCGGGACTACCCACCGGCAGGGTCGGCAGAAGGTTGAGCACGCCGTTCTTCTCCTCGATGAGGATCTGGCGGAAGCGCACCGGCTTGACCGGGAACAGGTTGAGGGACTCCAGCCGGCCGTAACGGTTGGGCAGGAGATTGATGGCGGCCGTGAGGTTCGCCATCGAGAAGGCGGGATTCGAAAATGGGTTCTGCATGAGAGGTCTCCTTTAAACGGCGTGACGAACGAGCACGCCGGCCGCCTTGAGTTGGGCGATGGCAGTGGCTTTGTCCAGGGGGGTGATACCGGTCGGCCAGGTCAGGGCGTGATCAGCAACCACGGCATGGCGGGCGATCAGGATCCCGTCCTCGCGGTCGATCAGGCTGGCGTCGACCGAGGTGGCGAGAATGCCGACGGCGACTTCGGTGCCATCGGTGGCGGCGGGATCGATCTGCTTGACCTTGGCGGTGGCTGTTTCGATGCCGACCACGGTGCCGAGCACGAGGAGGTTCTGGCCAGCGGCGACAGTGACCTGGTCACGCGAATAGAGATTGGGGGCTTCGTACTTGAGCAGATCGCCCAAGTTGAGGACTTCGTTAATGACGGGCATGGCTTATTCCTTTCCGGTGAGTTTCTTGACGGCCGCCATCAGGGGATTGGCGGCAGATTGGTTTTGCTGAGGGATCGCAGCATCCGGTGCGATCGTCGAGCGGATTTCCGGGCTGTCGGCCCGCGAAGCCAGCAGCGCCTTGCGGACATGGGCTTCGGAAACGCCCTCGGCGAGGAAGGCAGCGGTCAGGTCGGGGTGGCCTGCGAGTTGGCACAGTTCGGCGATGGCGACCGCATCGGCACGACTAGCGTCGGTGGTCGCGGGGGATGCTTCGTCGCCGACCGGTTTGTCCGCCTCGGGATCGGCCGATGGCAGCGGTTCATCCGTCAGGGGTTGATCGACAGGGTCAGTCAAGGACATGGTGGGGTTCTCCATAAACGTTGAGGGGGGCACAACCAGCGAGCGCGTGGAATCGGTTACCGCGTGGCCGCGCGCCCGGCGAGCCACCAGAAAGCTGCTGAATTCGGCGAGCACGGCATCGAGGCTGCCGACGGCATCGGCCAGGCCGCTGGTCACAGCATCCGCACCGAAATAGATGCCGGCCTCGGTTGCGCGCACGGCATCGGCATCGAGCGTGCGCATCGCCGCGACGTGATCGACGAACATGACGTACAGGCGATCGACCTCGGCCTGCAGGCGGGCATGGGCCTCGGGACCGAGCTTCTCGTGCGGCGAGAAGTCGTTCTTGTGATCCCCGGCGGTGATCGGCGTGTAGCGGTAGCCCTGCTGGGCGTCGCGTGCTGTCTGGTCGACATGCATGGCGATAACGCCGATGGAACCAACACCGCCGGTACGACTGACCAGCAAACGAGACGCAGAACATCCGATCGCATAGGCCGCCGAGAAGGCGGTATCCGAGGCGACGGCCCAGACCGGCTTCATGGCATCGGCGGCACGTATCCGCTCGCCGAGTTCGAACACGCCGCCCGCTTCACCACCCGGCGAATCGATGTCGAGCACGATGCCTTCAACACTCGGGTCAGCGAGCGCGGCGTCGACCATGCCGGCGATTTCTGCGTAGGAGGTGAACCCGGAAGCCGGGTCCAGGCCCACGGTGCGACGGACCAGCGAACCGACCACAGGAATGACGGCGATGCCGGCCGGCGCATCGATCGTTGGCCGCTTTGGGACCAGCGGTGCGGCCAGATCTGATTCCGGCCAATTGACCCGTTCGCCGAGCACGGACAGGATCACATCCAGCTTGGCACGGGCGAGCAGAAGCGGCGTCCCGTAGAGACGGGACGCCAGGTGAGGAAGATTCATGTCAGGGGTTCTCCGGGTTGTCGGGAGGAGCAACGACTGGCTGTGCAGCTGCCAGGTCATGGCGTGGATCGGACTCGAACACCAATCCAAGGGCATCGGCGCGGGCGTTGTCTGCCGCGATCTCGCGGTCGATATCCTCGGCGTCGTAGCCAAAGGACGAGATCGCCTCGGAGCGCGACAGCAGGCCGGCACGCATCGCGGTGAGCATGGCGTTGAACTCCTTCTGCGGATCGACCCACTGCCAGCCCTGTGGGATCCATTTCACGGCCAGGTACTCGCGACGCTTGGTCTGACCGCCCCGGGCATAGCCCGGCAGCGACAGTGCCCCTTCGAGCACGGCCTGTTCGATAAATGCCTGCCAGATTGGCCGGCACAGTTGGTGAACGATCACGCCATGCTGCAAGGACTCGCAGCGACGGCGAAACTCAAGGAGCCCGGCCCGGATCGAGGAGTAATTGACCTGGGTGAGATCCCCGGTCAGTTGCTCGTAGGTGACGCCCATGGCGGCGGCCACCGCCCGGAACTGCATGCGCAGGAACTCCGCATAGCTCGCGCCGACATCGGCCGGCTGGGAAAACTTCACGTCCTCACCCGGTTCCAGAATCTGCAAGGTGCCAGGCTCCAGCCCAGCCAGCGCCACGCCGTTGGGGTCGGCACTCCCCTCCCCCATCAGGTTGTCTTCGGGGGCCAGGCGGGTGACGAAGCCGGCAAACATCGCGGCGGTCTTTTTGCGCACCAGTTCGGCGTCGTCGTACTGGTCGAGTTCGTTGAGCTTGACCAGGGCCCGTGCCAGCCAGGGCTCGCCACGGATCTGACCCGGACGCAGCGGTCGGAACAGGTGCAGGATTTCGCTGGCGTCGATGCGCGCAGTTTCCATGCCCCCATTGCCGGACATCGGCGCCAAGGCGCCATCCTCGGGATGAGTGCGATAGAGGTGGTAGGCCACCCGCCGACCGAGGCGATCGAACTCGATGCCGGCACGGATCACGTTGCCGTTCTCCGCCGTGGTGTTGAGGGTCACCGGCAGATGCTCTGGCTCCAGCACCTGCAATTGCAGCGCCACGGCCAGACCATCCTCCTTGCGGCGGTAGCGGATGCGGACCAGCGCCTCGCCACCTTCGAGCATGGCGCGGCAGGCCAGCGCCTGTAATCCGTAGAAGTCGGTCAGGCCCGCCGCATCGGCATCGAGGGTCCAGTCGCGCCACAGCGCCTGGATTCGTTCTCGCAACGGTGGATCGGCCACCAGCGACTGCGGCTTGATGCCGGTACCGATGGCATTGGCGACATAGGATTCCAGGGCGGCATTGGCCCAGGCATTGCGCCGCACCAGATCACGGCTCTTGGTGCGCAACTCCGTCTGGGTTGCCGTCATTGCCGCGACGGCCCCCGGGTTGCTCGGCAGCCAGGCAAACGATCGGCGGCCGGCACCGGCGGCCTCATGCAGCGGGTTGCCGCCGAACATCCGGCGCGAGAGACGTTTCAGCCAGCCCATCAGAACCCCTTTCCCGTGACGACCCTGACCTGGCGCGGCGCACGCGGATAGAGGCCGGTGGCCACGGCATCCTTGTGCATCGCGGCTTCGACCTCGGCGATGGCCTGCTTCAATTCGTCGACAGTGCGGTACTCGACCGTCTTGTCGCCGAAGGTCACGCGCTTCTCGCCCTTGGCCAGTGCGTCACGCAGCGCCTGCAGTTGCCCCTCGGTGTAGGTGGGCGTGCTCACCGGAACACCACCAGGCTGATCTCGGGGGAGTCGGCCAGCGATCCCGACGAGGACGTACAGACTATCTCCAGGCCGGCATCCACCTTGTTGTCGGCCGTACCGCGTGCGGCGGCGAAGCGCACGGTGCCGCTGTTGGCGTTGCTGCGCCCGGTCGCCACCCAGCAGTACTTCGCATCGGGCAACGCGGTTTCGAAGAGGATGCGGTATCGACCGGAGGCCAAACGAGTCACCGACGCCACGTTGTAGGCCGCACGCAGTTGCACCGATCCATTCACGTAGCCGAAATTGACCCAGGCGCGAGCAAGGCCGGGATGATCGGGACGAATCAGCCCCTTGATCTCGTTGCCGATGCGGGTGGCGAGCGCCGACAGTTGCGCGACGAGGCTCATGTCTTACACCAGCGCCGCGTTGAAGATCGCCACGAAGTCGGTATTGGTATCACCGATGTCGGCAGCGGCGACTGCGCCGATGTTGCTGCGCGCTTGCGTCTGCTCGGGGACGGTCAGCGTCTGCGCGGCGTCGAAGCGCACCCGCTTGTCGATGGCGGCGGTCAGCGCGGCGATGCCGGTCTGATCGTTCTGCAGCGCCTGCTGGAGTTCCAGCAGGGTGTCGTAGGCCGGGTCGGCACCGCCCAGGATATCGGCCTTGAGGGCATCGAGCACCGAGACGATCTTCGACGAGGAGTAGGTACTGGTCGTGGCAACCGTCAGGTCGTCGATGGCCACCGCCGTGATGATCGCGGCCTTCAGTTCGTTGATTGCCGCTACCAGGCTCGACTTGTCGGTGGTGGTCAGGGCGGTCAGCGTGCCGGTGCGGCCCTTGACGGTGTTGAATTCCTCGGCGACGCGGAGGACGAAGCTGTTGAGTTGGGTTTGCAGACTCATGGTGGTTTTCTCCAGTGGTGGTGATCAGCCGAACCAGCGGCTACGGATGACGCGCCGGCCTGTTCTCGGGGTTTCTGAAACAGCGAGGCCACCGCGTTGGGTGGCCTCAGTGGGTTGCTCGATTTGCGGATCGGGATCGCCGGGCGGCGAACGTCCGACCTGTCGTTCCAATTCGCGCCAGTGCCGTTCCTCGAAACGGTCAAGACCGGCAGCACTCGCCGCCGCGCGGGCATACACATAACAGTCGAGGGCTTCGTTCCTCTCGCGCATCTTCTGCCACTCGCGCACCGGGTAGCCGTTGCGGTCGCGCCGGGTCACCAGTTGCTCGGCGCACAACTGCTGCAGGTACTCGGCATCGACCTTCGGCAGATGGACGAAGCCGGTGGGGTAACGAACCGTGAGCCCATCCTCGGCCACCTCCGGCACCTTCCGCAGGTTGTTGTAGAACTCAAGCTTGGCGATGCCGACTGCCACGGTGAACAGCTTGATACCCCGGCGCAGCTTCTTGCCGCCCGTCGTGGCGTCCACCGCCGTCGGCGAGCCGACCAGAGCCGGACCCTTGGCTGAGCCCTTAACCGCCATCAAGCGAAAATCACGCGCCAGCCGCACGAAGGCATAGGCTTCTTGCGTCGCAAAGCCGGTGTCCAGCGCGAAGCGCGCCAATGGCATCAGCGCGCCGGTGTCGTGCGTCCATTGTTCGCCGAGCATTGCGCCAAGCTGACGCCACACCTCGTCGCGGGCGGTGTCGCCCATCAGCACGCGATGCTCGACGAGCCACGATTCCTTGCCGCGCCCGAAGGCCCAGATTGAGACTTCGATGCGATCCTTCTGCACGTCGGCTCCACCCACGAGCAGCAAGCCGCCCGCTGGTACAGAGCCGATGCGGTAATCCTCGCGCCGTTCCAGCAGGCGCTGCCAGTCGGGGGCTTCGCCCTCCTCGACCCAGGCCTCGCCCAGTTCCGAATTCTTGAACGCCTTGATGGTCGCCACCGAACGGCTCTCCGACATGGCTGCCTTCTCCCACGAAGCCGCGATCTCGCGCCATTTGCGCCAGGGACTGTAGAGGCTGGAGAGGTGAAACCCGGCGCTCGTTCCTGAACCGAGAGCCATCCATTCCCCAAGTTCCAGCATCCGGGATTTGTGATGCTCGGCAATCGGTGCTTCACATTTTTCGCAAAGATACGCGGCGGTCTCAGGCTGCCCGCGCTCCCAGCGCAACCGTTCGAACCTCAACCACTGGCGATGACCGCAGTGCGGACATGGCACGAAGTACCGTCGCTGGTCAGACGCCTCGTATTCCCGCTCGATGATGCTCGCCCCCGCGATGGTCGGCGTGGACACCAACAGAATCTTGCGCCGCGCAAACGTTCGCGTGCGCGCTTCGGCCAGGTGGATCGCGTCGCCCTCGCCATCAACATCCAGCGGATAGGCGTCCACCTCGTCGAGAAAGAGATAGCGCACTGGCATCGAGCGCAGACCCACGGCTGAGTTGGCCCCGGTCATCACCAGCACGCCGCCGCGAAACTCCTTCATCAGCACCGTGTTGCCGGAGTCCCGACTCCTGGGCGGCGCGATGATGTCTTTGAGCACCGGCGACTCCTCGATGAGGGGATCGATGCGGTGCTTGGAGTTCCGCTGGGCCATCTCGGTCGTCGGCCAGACGATCATCATCGGGCCAGGCGCGTGATGGATGGCGTAGCCAACCCAGTTGAGGCCCAGTTCCGTGCCGCCCACCTGTGCGCCCTTCATGAGCACCACCCGTTCCACCGGTGATGTCGGGGATAGGCAGTCCATGATTTCGCGCAGGTAGGGCGTGCGTGCATTGCGCCAGCGTCCGGGCTCGGCCGATTCCTTGGTCGAAAGCATCCGGTAACGCTCGGCCCATTCGGATACGGTCAGGCGAGGATCGGGACGCAGCCCTTCGCGCCAGGCACGTTCGATCTCAAGCGCCCCTTCGTAGTCGTCCGCCGTCATCCGTCCACCTTCGGTACAAACTCACCCAGTTCCTCCAGATGCACACGGACGGCGACGTCGAGCGCCACGAACAGGGTGTGCTCATCGATGCCCAGTTCCGCCGCGAGGATCGGTGTGATGCGATTCGGCCAGTTGATCCACGCCTCCCGTTCGGCCCGCGCCAGCTTGAATACGTGGGCGATGGCTTGTGCCCGGTCGACCAGTTCCCCTTTGAGCTGCGCCAGGCGTACCTTGTTGGTCTGCGCCTTGACCACCTCGTTGACCGTGCGGGCTTGCAGTAGCGAAGCACCGCCGGTCGAAAGTGGCGGCGCTGCCGCCTCCGTCTCCTGAGACCGAGCGCGGGGCGATTCGACAGCAGCAGGCGCGGCCTTGACCGGGGCAGCCTTCCGGGCAGGAACGGTGTTCTGTGCCCACTCCTGATCGGCCCGGTTCGGCTCGATCGTGCCATCGGCCTCGGGCGTGATGCGCCCGCTATCGATCGCCTTCTTGACCGCCACGTGAGAGACGCCGCGATGCCGGGCGTAAGCGCGTATCGACAGACCCATGATCTACATCAAGCCCATCGCAGAGGTTCTCCAACGTCGCGATTCAGAGCTTGGCTTTCCTCCACAGAAGCGCGTTCATGCCATCACCATCAACCACATTGCGGGAGACAAACATGTACGCCGACAAACTGGACACCCTTGGCAAGAAACTGGCCGATACCGCCCTGACCCTGCTGGTGCGCCTATATCCGGAAGTGCGCCAGGCTTCCACCAAAGAACTCGATGCCGCCTGCGCGGCGATGCGCACCAAGTCAAGGTCGGTGATCGACGAGTTGATCGATGACACCAAAGACGCGCCCGGGGTGGCGCACATCGCGTTTCAGACCGCAACCATGACGCTCGCCCACGAGGGCATCCAGACACTCAAGGCAGGACGCAAATGAATCTGCGAAGCCAGACAGAAAGAGCTTGGCTTCCTGTTCGAACAGCGCCTGAATGCAATCGACATCAACGCCAACCCAAGGAGACGACCATGACCAAGCCAGCCGCCCAAACCATCGACCAGCAGATGCAGCAAATCGCGCTCGACCACCTGTTCATCGAAACCCTGGAAACCCGCCATAGCGACCGGATGGACTTCCACGAGGTCAGCGTCTGGGGCGTCAAGAGCGCCCTGATGGCGGCCTACGAGGCAGGCCGGCAGGCCGCTAAGCAGGACTGAAAAGAAGCTGAAAGCGCTTGGCTTCACTCCCGAACAGCGCGTTCATGACCACACCATCAACCACCACGAAGGAGCATCAAATGACCACCATCCAACTGACCCCGGCCCAGCACGCCATCCTCGCCTACGCCATCGAACACACCGGCGGCAAGATCGAATGGTTCCCCGACAACATCAAGGGCGGTGCCCGCACCAAGGTGCTGGAGGGCCTGTTCAACAAAGCCCTGATCACCCGCGACAGCACCGACTGGTTCGTCACCGCCGAGGGCTACGACGCCCTGGGGCGCGCCAGGCCAACGCCGGCCACCATCCACCCCGACCCCGAGGTTGAGGCCGCCGTGTCGGCCGCAGAGGCCAACTGGGCGCAAGAAAAACAGGATGCGGCCAAACGCCTGCTCAAGGTCGGCGTCGAGGGCAAACCCCGCACCCGCGAGAACAGCAAGCAGGCCGCCGTGATCCAGATGCTGCAGCGCCCGGAGGGGGCTACCATCCACCAGATCTGCGCGGTCACCGGCTGGCAGGCGCACACGGTGCGCGGCACCTTCGCCGGGGCGTTCAAGAAGAAACTCGGACTCACCATCACCTCGGAGAAACCCGAGGGCGGCGAGCGCATCTACCGTATCGCGTGACTGGGGAGCACCATAATGTTGAAACTGATCACCATCCTCGAAAACCTCAAGGCCGAACCGCGCCGCCTCACCGACGAGGAGAACCTTTACCTCGATCAGCTCGGCGACGAGCTGCGGCAGGCGGAAAGCGATGCCGCCCGTTGGCGGATCCTCGAACGCGAAGGGCTCCAGCGCCTCGAAGGCTTCGACTTCAGTGAGGACGTGCTCGCCCGGCTCACCACAGTGCGCCGAGCGGCGATGAACTGAAGAGCTTGGCTTCCCGATTGAACAGCGCGTTCATACGACTGTCATCAACACAACCAGGAGCAACCGCCATGACCACCGAAATCAGCAACCCCGCCAACCATCTCCGTGTCCGATTCACCCGCAAGCCGGTCGACTTGCAGGAGGTGCTGGCGGCCACGCCCTACGACGAACGCCCGGAACCGGTGGTGATCAGAAACCCGCGAATTGACCATCGCCGAGTACGATGTCTTCGCCAACACGCTGCTGCAGGATCGCGACTGGCTGGCCGGCAAGGGCGGGTACCCCGACCAGACCACTCGGCACGTCGTCGAAGTCAAGGCCGAGAATCGCAAGACCCTGTACGTCGACCCCTCGGGCAGCGCCTACGGGCGTTACGTCGGAATTGCCGTAGAAGCCTGAAAAATGATTCAGAAAGCACTTGGCTTCTCAATCGAACAGCGCGTTCATACGGGTGTCGCAACGATCAACCCGAAGGAGAAAACGATGACCACCACCAAGCAAATCCCCGCCACCCAGAACGAAGCCTTTATGTAGGGTGCATCGTTATGCGGAGTCCGTGACGGCAGTGTCACCGCCACGGTTTGCAGACGGTAACACCGCTCTGCATAACGTTTCAGCGCGAAACGGCTTGCAGCATTGCCATCAGCTTATCGGGGGCTCGGAAACACCCACGCTGCAACCCAGGTGGCGCACGGCTTGCCAGTGCTTCCAGTTTTTCGGTTGGATCAGCACGGAGATACATCTCGGTACTTTGCATGCTGGCATGCCCCAACCAAAGTGAGACCTTGCGAACATCACCCGTGGCCTGCAAGGTGTGCATGGCACATGTATGGCGCAGCACGTGCGGCGATACCCGTTTCTCTGCGAGTAGTGGTTGTTGCTTTGCCGCATGGGAAACATGCTTGGCCAAGATGTACTCGAACCCGGATCTCGTCATGGCCCGTCCATTGGCGTTCAGGAACAATTCCGAATCGCCCAACTGGTTGCGAACTTTCAGCCAATCCTTGAGGACAGTGACGGTTTCCCTCCACAACGGCAAGACGCGCTCACGCCGACCCTTGCCCACGATGTGTATCGTTGCAGGCGTGCGCGGATCGAACTGATCGAGCCGAAGAGAAACCAGCTCGGCAACCCGCAGCCCGCAGGCATAGGCCAGATGCAGCATTGCCCGGTCTCGGATGCCAGATTTCGAATGCGGGTCGGGTGAGTCGAGCAAAGCCTTCAGTTCCTCTCGCGTCAGATAGTCGATCAGCATTTGATCGGTCTTCTTCATCGGGATAGCGTGAATCTGCCGCGACTGGTCGAGATAGGCAGGAAGCCGGTATTCGAGGTAACGGAAGAACGACTTGATGGCGGCCAGCCGTGCATTTCTGGTGCGCGCGCAGTTGCCTCGCTTTGTCTCTATGTGCTCAAGAAACGCCATGATCATTGAAGCATCGATTTGACCGAGGGTCAGTTGCGACGGTTTGCATTTCATCCTGCCGGCTGCGAATTCCACCAGCAACTGGAAGCTATAGGCGTACGTCTCACAGGTGTGCTGGCTGGCATTGCGTTCCGCAGGAAGATGCTCCCGGAGGAAACCGCTGAGATGGGTGGCGAGATCGTTCATAGGTCTTGCTCCCTATGCAGCGTTTCTGCCGCTTCAGCAATCTGCCCAAGCAAGACCGGCGTTGCCTCCAGATACCAATAGGTGCCTGTTACATTGGTGTGTCCAAGGTAGGTGCTCAACGCTGTCATATGGCGAGAAATGGCATTTCGGTTACCACGAAACCGTTCCAGGCTACAAACTGCCAGTGTGTGCCGTAGATCGTGGATGTGCGGAAGACCACCATTTCGGGCCTGTTGCAATCCCATGGCAGCGACCAGCCGATCGAACACATCCTTCACGCCGTCGTAGCCAGGCGCTTTCCCATTGACGCCGACAAACAAGGCGTCGGTGCTCGTCGCCGTGCGTGCGCGTGCCTCGAGATATCGCTCCAATGCGGCGTGAGCGGTGTCGTGCAGTGGAACCAGCCGGCTCTTGTTGAGTTTCGTTTCCAGGATCATCAAGCCATCGGCTGAAATGTCTTGCAGCCGTAACCTCAAGGCTTCGGAGATGCGCAACCCTGTCGCAGCCAGAAGTCCAAATAGCGTCGCAAACATCATCGGCCGGATAGAACCGGTTGGTTTCAGCCGACCGGCTGCCTCGATCAGTTTCGCGACCTCATCCTGGCTGAAGATATAGGGCGGCGGTCGTCGATGTCTGGCATTGCCAAACGCAGTACGTGGTGGGACCTGGTGCCGATCATCTTCGGCTTGGAGTGCTTGCGCAAAGTGCCGGACGGCATTGAGGCGCCGGTACCGCTGTGCTGATGACGGTGCTTGCCCCGCCCAATTGAGTACCCGGTCAGTACGAATGTGTTGATCACCATGCCTTTCGGCAGCGGCAATGAAGCTACGCAGCATCAGCGATTCGTTTGCCAGCTTGAAGCCAGCGCTCTGCCGTAACTGGATATAGCGCTCCATGTCGGATCTCAGCATGATGCACCTCCCGGCCATGGCTGGGCGATCTCACGCAGCATCTGGACATCGACCTTGGCATAGTGCGCGGTGGTGTCAGGCGATTGATGCCGCAACACTGCGCCAACAGAATCGAGGCTGGCTCCGGCGCGCAGTAAACTGGTAGCCGCAGAATGACGCAACAAATTTGCGCCTCGCGAAGGTGCATCCGCAATACCTGCTCGCTCCAGTGCGCGCTGAACGATCTGGGAGACAGTACAAGATTTCGCAAATGGTCGGAAGGGGGCATGCAATCGAAGGAACACCCGGTCGGAGTCAGATAACGGTCTGACCTGATCAAAGTACGACAGCAGTGCATCACCGGCGTCCTGGGGCAGTGGCAGTCGCACTTCGCGACGCCCCTTGCCTCTGACCCGCAACGATCCTTGTGCCCACTCGATGTCGCTGAGGCGCATGGTAAGGATGTCACCGCCACGCAGCCCAAGTCGGGTCAGGAGCAGAAGAATGGCCTTGTCTCGAATTCCGTGCGGCGTATCCGTCTCGCACGCTGCAATCACTCGCTCAATGTCCGAGTCGGTCAGGTAGCGTGGCAGAGAGGACAACTGCCAGTGCGCGAAGACGGGTACGGCTTGATCCAGCCATGGTTTGCATTCGCCTCGTGCAATCAGAAATCTGAGATAGCCACGCAGCGCTGTTCTCATCTTCGCAAGATAGGCACGGGAGCATTTCTGAGCCTCATCCAGTATGACCTGGCGAATGCACTGTGCGTTGTAGCCAGCAGGCTCGGTGCCGAGTATTGGCATCATTCGCATAACCAGAAGGCCATGGGAATTGATGGTGCGTTCGGAGACTCCACGGTGGACTCGAAGCCAGTTCTGGAATTCGGCAACTCGGGCGTCGACCTCTGGCGGCGATAGTGCTGCGCCTGAGCGGACGATTCTGCCAACGGCCACGAAACGAAGGAATCGACGAATGCGTGCCAGATATCTTTGTTCAGGCCCTCCATGCCACCACCTCGCCGTACTCTGGCATTGATGGCAAGCAAACTGTTCAATGACAGTCTCGTTCACCTCGCCGAGGTCGATGCCTGCCTTATTCAGCCAGCACACAAAGTGGCTGACGGCGGACAGGTTCACTCTCAAGGTCTGGTGGGGCGAGTAACCCAGGGTTTTCAGGTGCTTCTCGAATTGCTGTAACAACGGGTTCAGTGGGCCGGGGTCTGAACACGCCGCCGGTACGCTGTGTTTGGTCTTTGTCATTTCGGTTCTCCTCTACGATGCCACCATGGCATCAAGGAGAGACCGTAAATTATGCGGAGCACCAGACGCTGGAAATCAGCGCCAAATCACCCTTGGCAAAGACCATCGGCGGTCCCACGGCACTGGACTCCGCATAACAATTCGCTCCACATAAAAGCATTTATGTGGTGCACCGCATAAATGCCTGGGGCTTTTGGGGCACGATGAACGACAAGGCCACAGCCGCCTGGCCGATCGCGATGACTGCGATCTCGGACGCCACCCACCAGCCCCTCGAATCGGTCAGGCTGTTCCTCGACAGCCGCCACGGACGCCACTTTGTGGATGATGTCCTCAACGAGATGCTGCGGGGCCAGACGATCCAACAGGCCATCGACGCCGCCGTGATGCGGTGGATGGGCTGGACGATTGGCCGCCAGACCAGCAAAGACTACGGCATCCCCAAGGGCCTGCCTTACCTCACCGGCTTCGTGATCCACTGCGAAGTGACCGACGAGTCCTTCGAAGCCGAAGCCGCGTAAGGAGATCACCATGGCCGCCGTCGTCACCACCCCGCAACTCGAAGCCAACTACGACAAGTTCATCACCGAACTGACCAAGCTCACCCGCAAGTACGGTGTGGCAATCCAGTCAGTCGGCGGTGTCCACCTCGCCGACGACCCCGGCGAATTCCGCAACGTCCGCTACGTGGCCGACATCACCAGCGGCGACCTCCTGCCGGAGTTCACCACCGACTGACAGCGTGTCGAACGCTGCACCATCCGACTGCCGGATGGCCTGCGCCCCGGCATAGTCCTGCCAGCGGCGAACGATCACATCCACGTACTTCGGATCCAGTTCGATCAGCCGCGCCTTGCGGCCTGACTTGTGAGCGGCAATCATCGTGGTGCCGGAGCCACCGAAAGGATCCATCACCACATCCCCCGGGCGACTCGAATTGCGAATGGCCCGTTCCACCAGTTCCACGGGTTTCATGGTCGGGTGCAAATCGTTCTTCTGCGGCTTCTTAATCTGCCAGACATCACCCTGGTCGCGATCCCCACACCAGTGGCGCTCGGCGCCCTCGGGCCAGCCGTAGAGGATCGGCTCGTACTGGCGCTGGTAGTCGGCACGGCCGAGCGTAAATGTATTCTTGGCCCAGATGACAAAGGTCGACCAGTGGCCACCGGCAGCGCGGAACGCTGCCTGTAGGCGGTCGAGTTCGCTCGACGACATGGCGACGTAGATACCGCCCTGGCAATGCGCCACGGTGGGCGTCAGTGCGGCCAGCAGGAAATCGTAGAACCCGTCGCCAAGGTTGTCGTTGAGGATCGCGCGATCCTTGCCGCGCATCTTGTCCTTGGCCGAGTTGGCGTAGTTGACGTTGTAAGGCGGATCGGTGAACACCATGTCGGCAATCTCGTCGCGAAGCACCGTCGCATAGGCATCGGGATCGGTGGCATCCCCACAGATCACCCGGTGATCGCCGCAGATCCAGATGTCGCCCGCCCGGGATACGACGGTGCCGGCCCCGTCCGGAACCGCATCCTCGTCGGTATCACCCTCGGTGGTGGTCTCCTCGCCGGCCAGCAGATCAGCCAAGGCGTCGGCGTCGAACCCGGTCAGGGCCAGGTCGAATTGATCGTCCTGCAGCGCGGCCAGTTCCACCTGCAGCATTGCCTCGTCCCAGCCGGCATTCTCGGCGATGCGGTTGTCCGCGATCACCAGGGCGCGACGCTGGGTCGGTGTCAGATGGTCGAGCACGACGACCGGCACCATTGCCAGGCCGAGCTTCTGGGCAGCGGCAAGACGACCGTGACCAGCAACGATGACGCCATCGCCCCCGGCCAGGATCGGATTGGTGAAACCGAACTCGGCGATCGACGCCGCGATCTGGGCGACCTGAGCCTCCGAGTGCGTGCGCGAGTTGCGCGCATACGGCATCAGCTTGGCCGTGGGCCATTGCTCGATCTTGTCGGCGAGCCAGGAGATGGTCATGCCTGCGCTCCCAATCGTTCGGCGGCAACTTCCTCGAAGGTCTGTCCCGTTGCCACCAGCGTCACCGCCACCTCGGGGAAGTTCTGCTGGAAGCGCTTCACGGCGACATCCACATACTCAGGGGCGATCTCGGTGGCGCGTACCTTTCTGCCGGTGCGCTCGGCAGCCAGCAGGGTTGTGCCCGAGCCGCAGAAGGGTTCGAAGACGACGTCGTCGGCTTCGGTGTAGGACTCCAGGATGAACTGGGGCAGTGCCACCGGGAACACGGCCGGGTGGTCGATGTCCTGCCCGATCTTGCCCTTGTGCCGCATGATGCGGATGACGGAATCCGGGATCTTGGTCTCCTGCGTAACCTGGCCGACATGGTTCCAGGCGGTCTTGCTGCCATCCTTGTTGCGCATGCCGCCGGCACTGGTGCCGTCGCCGCGCAGATGGGTGTCACGCCCGGCGTAGATGCAGGGCACGAATTTGTTCGGGCGCCTGGCTTCGGAGTCCTTCCGGTTGAAGTGGAAAACGAACTCGAACGAAGGAGCCAGCCGGCCATTCCAGTCGCCGGGCAGACCCGGCCCCTGGTCCCAGACATACCAGGCGAAGCGCCGCCACCCCTGGGTGCGCATCCAGTCGAGCCAGCCATCCCAGTAGGGAATGACTTCCTGCTCGCGGTGGATGAGGCCGAGATTGACCAGCACCTGGCCGTTCGGGGCCATGGGCAGGTTGGTGAAGACGCCCCGCATCAGGGCATCCCAATCAATGATGGTGTTCGTGTAGTCCCGCTGGTTGCCGTAGGGCGGCGAGGTGAAGCACAAGGCGGCCTGCTCACCGGCCATCAGCGTTTGGACAACGGCCAGATCCGTGGCATCCCCACAGATCAGGCGGTGCGCGCCGATCTGCCAGACATCGCCGGGACGCGAAACCGGGTTCGGTGGCACCTCCGGCACGTCGTCGGCGGCATCATCATCGGTTTCCCCCGAGGGCTCGTCCTGCAACGCCTGCTCGGCACCGACCAGCAGTTCCTCGATCTCCTCGTTGGAGAAGCCGGTCATGGTCAGGTCGTAACCCGCCTCCGACAACTCGGCCAGTTCCAGCGAAAGCAGTTCCTCGTCCCACCCGGCATCGAGCGCCAGGCGGTTGTCGGCGATCACATAGGCCCGCTTCTGCGCCGGCGTGAGATGGCCAAGCTCGATAACCGGCACCTCCAGCAGATCCAACTTGCGCGCCGCCGCCAGACGACCGTGGCCGGCAATGATGCCGTTGGCGCCGTCGACGAGGATGGGCTGTGTCCAGCCGAACTCGACGATGCTGGAGGCCAGCTTGGCGATCTGCGCCTCGGAATGCGTGCGCGGATTGCGGGCGAAAGGGATCAACGTCTCGATCTTGCAATACTCGACGCGCAGTTGTTCGGTCATTGGAATGCAAAAACCCGCCACGAGGGGCGGGTCATCAAAGGGTGGTAACTCGGTTCAGGTGGTAACCGGGGTGGTAACTGGTAACCCTGGTAACCTCGTTTCGGGATTGGACGCTAGCGAAATGCCGCGCTCGCGCCCCCCGCATGGGATTTTGGACAGGAAGGACCCATCGAACTTTCTGACCGGAAGCGATGCAGGCGTCACACCCGCACCGCTCGCCAGATCATAGCTGTCATCCTATCAAAATCCGGCCTTTGTGTTGCATGCCGAAATCATCGCAAAACGCCCAAGAGCAAGAATCCACGGACATTCACGGCACGCATTGCTCTACTTGACCCTCCAGTTTGGATGGATGACATGCGACACCGGTTTGCCGATTGTTCAGATGATCGGCGACGATCTGCAATGCCTTCTGCCACCGCCGCCAGGCCGTCGTGCGATCGCGCCCGATGCGGCGACAGATGAACTTCCACTCGTAGTGCTTGGCGCGCATCCAGACCAGATGCCGTTGTTCAACCTCGAGCCACTGCATCCAACGCATCGTCTCCAGCATCCGTTCAATGGCCTCGGGAGTCGGCGGGAGTGGCCGGTACTCGTACTCCTTGTCGTCGAAGCCTTCCCACCCATCGCGCACGAAGGCAGGCCATATGTTGAAGTAGCCCTGCACCCTGACCCGGGGGAGTCGCCGTCCCGTCTCGGCAGCCTCGGCAAACCGAGCCGCCACGTCGTCGATCGTCCACTCAGCCATGGCGTTTCCCTCCGTACAGGCGTTCTCCAAGTCGTCGCACGAACTCGCGCTCGACGAAATCCAACCGCTTGTCCTCCTCGGACACCACGAGGATGTGCTGGTCGCGCCAACCCTGGCGCTTGATGCTCTCCGGATCCTCGCGGGAAAAACTGCGATCAAGCGGGCAGCGGTAGTGCTGTGCCGGGATCTTCACGTCACACCTCCTGTGTCTCGATGGCCCAGTGCAGCAGTGCCAGGGCATCGGCTTCGTTGTCATCAACTGGAGCGTGGCCACGTGCACGAACGGCTGCGATCACGTCCTCCTTGCCGGCATTACCTTTGCCGGTCGCGTGCTTCTTGATCGTGCCCACCGGCACCCCCTGGTAGGGAATGCCGTGGTGCTCGCACCACGCCGTGAGCGTGGCCAGGAATCCGCCGTAGGCGTGGGCCGCGTCGGTCGAGACATGGCGACGCACTTCCTCGAAGTGCAGGCAGTCGATGCCGTCGCAGGATTGCTTGATCTCGGTCAGCCAGCGCTTGAAGCGCAGAAAGCGCATGCCGCCGCCTTCGAAGCGCTGCGGCCGGAAGCTCTCGGATCCGCTCGTGATGTGGCCGTCACTGCCGCGCAGCGCCCAGCCGGTGGTGGTGCCCAGGTCGAGGGCAAGAACGGTCGTGGTCATGGTGTCAGTCCTTATTGGGTGCAGGTCTGACGCTTCCGACGGATCATGTCGTAACTTCCCGTGACGCGCGCACACGCACACGCGTATAGAGAGTTACGATGTAGAGCGTCGGAAGCGTCAGTCCGGTGTGTCGTCATGGGTTTCAGTTGTCGGCATAAGGGGTGTAGGCCGGCTTGGGCGGATCCTTGAGGCCAACGCCCCGAAAGCCGCGAACACCCACGCTGTTGCGCCACTTCTCCAGCCCGCGCGTGATTAACAGATCGGAGAAGCGCCGCTGCGAGCCGACAAACTCACCAGCACTGTCGGCCCACTGTTTCCAGTCGTTGAAAAGTTCGGCGGTCAGCGACTTGGCGTTGGCCTCGCGCACGCAGCGCTCATCGAGCCAGCGACCCAGTGCATCCTCGGCTTCGAAATACTCCTCGGTGGCTTCCACCACACGCCGGGGCGGATCGAGTCGTCCGTGACGCTGCCAGTCGAGACAGCCTTGCACCGCCCAAGCCAGGATGCCGTCACGCTCGGCGAGCAATTTCTGCTGGAGATGCTTGTCGCGGCGCTCGGGCGGCACGGTGATCGTGAACGGGATCAGGTGCAACCGCCGCTTCATCGCCTCGTCGATGTTGCGGATCGCCGGCTTGTGGTTGCCGGCCACGAACAACTTGAACTGCGGGAAGAACTCGAAGAAGTCCTGGCGCATGAAGCGCGCGGAGATCTTGTCGCCCCCGGTCAGGTTCTTGAGCTTCGATTCCGCCCAGCGGCGTCCCTGCTCGGTTTCGATGGCCGCCACAAAGCGCGCACCGCGCAGCCCGGCCATGTCGGTCGGATGCCGGTCGGTGCGCGTTTCCATGAAGGTGTCCATGGGCGCGTTGGTCGCGTAGTCGCCGAGAATGGTGGCCAGGGTATTCACGAACACCGACTTGCCGTTCGCGCCCGTGCCGTACAAGAAGAACAGGGCATGCTCCTGCGTCGATCCGGTCAGCGCGTAGCCCACCATCCGCTGCAGGTAGGCCTGCAACTCCACGTCACCGCCCGTGACTTCATCGAGGAAGCGTCGCCAGGTCGGGCAATCCCCTCCCGGTGTGGCCGTGGTGATCTTCGTCATCCGATCGGCGCGTTCGTGTGGGCGCTTGCGTCCGGTTTTCAGATCGACCACGCCGCCCGGGGTATTGAGCAGCCACGGATCGGCATCCCACTCCTCGGTGGTCGCGGCATGCCTGCGATCCGCCCTGGCCAACCGCTCCACGCCACCGACCGTGCTCGAACTGGCGAGCTTGGCCGCCACCTTGGGATTGTCGGCGCGCACGGCGGCATGCCGGCACACGCTGCGGATCAAGTCGGTCGCAGCCAGCGTGTCTTCGGTACGCCAGCGGTTGCCGTCCCAGACCAGCCAGCGCCCCCAGCCCGCGACATAGCGCCAATCACGGTGGTAGCGCCGGGTGAAGGCCAGCGCCAGCGCATCCTCGGTGCCCCATACGGATTCGTCGCTGCTGACGACCGGCTCAGCTTCCTCGGCCACGTCATGCATCTGCAAACGCGGGCCGTGAGCGAGAAAGGCTGCGACGTCGAAGCCCTCGGCAATGGCGTCCGCCGCATCCCAGCCGTCCGCCGCGTCCTCGGGCGGGTACAGGATGAAGCAGGACTTGGCTCCGGCCGACAGGATGGTCTGTGCCGCCTGCGTCGCGTACTCCCAGCCCGGCTTGTCACGGTCGGGCCAGATCAGCACGGACTTGCCCGCCAGCGGCGACCAGTCGGTTTTCTCCACCGGGGCGTTCGCGCCGTGCATCGCAGTGGTCGCCACGATGCCGACATCGATCAAGGTCTGTGCGCACTTCTCGCCCTCGACCAGCACGACCTGCGCGGCATCTTTCATCCCCGGCTGGTTGTAGAGCGGGCGCGGATCGGGCGGTGCCATCTTGCGTCGCTTGGCATCCCACGGCCGGAACTGTTTCTTCTGTCCGGGCGGGTCGTAGCGGTAGACCACCGCGATCAGGTGTCCACTGGCGTCCAGGTAGTCCCACTTGGCCGTGGCCGGGCCCAGGTCGTCGACCGGGGGCGCCGATTTGGCTTTGCGTGTCGGCGCTGACCGGGCGCGTCCAAGCAAGTCGGTGGATTGCTCCAGCACCCGATGGAAGTCGGCATGGACATCGATGCCGAAATGCCCGCCGATCAGCGTGAAGATGTCGCCGCCGTCACCGGTAGCGCGATCCGTCCATAGCCCCGCCTTCTCGCCATCGAGTACCACCTCGAGGCTGTCGCCCGGACTACCCAGTGCATCGCCGATGAGGAATTTCCCCTTGCGCTTTTTGCCTGCCGGGAACAGCGTGGCCAGAACCGAATCCAGCCGGGCAATCAAGTCGGAACGGATGGATTCGCGCTCCACCTCGCGGCCGCCGGACTCCGCAATGGGGGTATCGTTGAAGTCGATCATGGGGCCTCCACGACAATATCCATCAGTGCCGTCTGGCGCGCAGGAGCACGCAGCTTGCGCAGCGCCTTGGCCTCAACCTGCCTGACACGCTCGCGGGTGTATCCCATGGGCTTCGCTATATCCTCGAGGGTCATCGGCTCACCGTCGATGCCATAGCGCAACCTCAGCACCTCAGCCTCACGTGGCGTGAGCGTATCAAGCAGGGCGTCGACCGCCTGGGCCGCCTGTTGCTTCTCCAGCAAACTGAGCGGGTCGGCGCAGTCCGAAGGACTGGCGAGCAATTCGTGAACGCTGGCTGCTGAAAGCTCGATTTCGGCAGCGTTCGTGACCAGCGGGTAACGCTGATCCTCCGACCACAACTCGTCCGGCAGACGGTTGAGGAATACGCAGAGCATCTCTGCGCAGGGTCTGAGATCCCCGTTCTCGTCAAACGGTGTGCGCTTGAGGTTGAGGTAGGGCAAGAGGTGGCCCGTGTAACTGATGCCGACCTCGCGCGCAAAAATCTGGCCCGCCTGGTGGCCTGCCCTCTCGATGGCGCGCAACAGGCGAGCGTTTCTGACCTTGATCTGGACGCGGTAGTCAGTCATCGCCGCCCTCCGTACCGGGCTTGCCGGCCTGGCATACCCTTCCGTTCTGTCGATACCAGACCTCCAGCTCCGAGAGTCGGAAGCGAACCATGCGCGACAACAGGTAGTGAGGGATGCGCTTTGCGGCACGCATCTGCGGATCGGCGAACCAGTAGTAGGGCAGCCGCAGTGCGAAGCTGGCCTGTCGGGCATCGATCATCGACTCGTCTTCAGCCAGCGCTTCTTGAGATGGGGTGTGGTTGTTCATGTGTTGCTCCAGCAGCGGTCTTGCCATGCGCACATCCGGCATTCGAAGTGGGTCGAGTCATGGAATGCGCGTGGCAGAAGTTCTCCCACTTCGGTCGCCGTGATGACCTTTACCGCCCGATCCGACATGCGCTGGGCCAGGGCCGCATCAAAGGGCACGAGCTCGGTGTAGATCTCCATCGTGTCGGCGTTCAGCGCCGTGAAGATCGCCGGGTGCTCAGTGAGTTCGAGATAGGCTTGGTAGATCGACACTTGCGCGGCATAGACGGGTTTGGCGACGGCCAGGCCGCTTTTCTCAAGCTCGCGCCAGGACTTGTTGCCCAGGCATTTGCATTCCCAGAGTGCCGGACAGGCGAAGCCCTCCGGGCCACCGACGATGACGCCGTCGATATGGCCCTGCAGGCGGCCCTCGGCCACGGAGAAGCCGAACTGCTCGCCGTCGGCCTTGCGGGTGCGCAGGTCGAACCCCGCGTCCCGTAGCCACGCGACCATGCAGTCCTCCATGACGTGGCCGCGCTCGAAGATGCGCAGCATCCGTCCGGGGATGTCGCGCCCGTGGTCGACCGGGGCCTTGGCGTACTCGAACTGCAGCGCACGCTCGCAAGCCACGCCCAGACGCGACGCACCAAGGTACTGGCGCTCGGATTGGCGGGCACGCGCCTGCTGCATCCCGGCATCGACCAGGGCGATGATCTGCCCGGAGACGCTCGAAGAGGAGTTGAAGTCCATCATGGTTTTCCTCCCTTCGGCTTCTCCCACGGCAGGTCATCCTTCAGGTCAGCAAACGGATCACGAACAACCTCGGCTGGGGGAACGCCACGCAGCGGCGGCGTGCTTGCCCGTTCGTGATGCTCGGTCAGCGCCTCGGTGTAGCGCGTGACGATGGCATCGATCACCGTCATCGCCTCCGCTTCCGAATACGCCCCGAGCGGCTTGTCGAAGCCGATGTGCTCGGCTGCCGAACCAAAGGCCTTCAGACAATCGCGCATCGCCGCGATTTCGATATCACTCGCATCAACCATGAGAGCCTCCCCGCGCTCCTCGGCCGCCAGTCGCCGGCCGTAGAGCGTGTGAAAGATGTCCTGGCATCGACGACTGCAGAACACCCAGTCGAGGGGATAGCGCCGGGGGTCGGCGATCTTGAAGCGACCATCCGAATGGCCGAACCCTCGCGCCTGCCGTTTGCATACCCAGCATTTGCCGCTCATGCATGGCAGCCTCCCGGCTGCGCGCCCTGCCGGGCACGGACGGCGTGCTCGGTACAGCAGGCGTCAAGCTCCACATAGTTGTTGCGAATGGCGGTCGTCCCGATGCGCACACCCCTCGGATGGCGACAGCGGGCGATGCGCAGCCCGCCGATGTCGCTGGCGCTCGACCGGTCGAGATGGCGGCAATTGCCGCAGCGTTTTCCTGTCATGACCGACCTCCTCACTGCGCCCAGGCCGGCTTGCCGGGAACCGCCGGACGCTGCGCGTTCGCCTGTTGAGGTGCTGCCGGCGCAGGCGCAACGGCACTGCTACCGCCGGTCGGGGAGTTGGAAGGCACGCCCATCAGGGCCACGTAGTCCTTGTGGTCGGGCTCCACGACGAGCTTCACCACGTTGCGATCCTCGCCCTTGGCATCCTTCTCGACATCGACGCGGGCCAGGAACTCGATGCCGTCGAGTTCGTGGAAACCCTGGATGCGGCGAGCGGAAGCGGCTTGGGGTGAGTTGTCCTGGGGGTGGACATTGCGGGCCGAATTGAGGATGCCCCGGATCATGCTGCGGCCCATCTGGCCCCAGGTGGGTCCCTTCCGGGACTGCAGGCCGATGTTCGACCACATCTTGCGTTTGGCGAACGGCCCTTCCAGCACGACGAACTCGCAGGCGAGGTAGACGCTGCCGGTGTCGAAGCTCTCGGTGGCATAGCCCCCTGTCCAGCCTTGGGCGGGATCGTCATGGCCGCCCGGCTTGATGGACATGCGCACTTTGACGGTGGTGCCCTTCGGGATGAGATCGAAGCCCTGCTGTTGTTCGGCGTCGTTGAAATCGGTCCATGTGTTCATTACGTGTCCTTTCAGTGATGGATGGCGGCGTTGTCGCCAGCGCATTTGCGGATGAGCTTCAAAAGGTTCGGCTCCTCGACGAGGTCGAGTCGGCCGGAGCGGTCTTTGGCGGGATAGCCCCAGGGATTGAGCGTCTGGCAGACGAAGGCGCGGTAAAGCTCTCCCTCGTCGGTCTTGAGTTCGGCCAGCGTCACGACCTCATCGACGATGCCGGGCAGTTCCAGCGCGGTCTTCGAGCCCTCGATCTGCGGCACGAAGACCCTGCGGTTGAAATCGTCCAAGCGCTCGTCGAGGATGGCGACGAAGATGACGTTCTTGTCCCGCGCGTGCTGTAGATGGGTCAGTGCGGCGATCATCTCGGTGCTGAGCAGCCCGTAGGCGCCCCGGGTGTCGGGCTTGCCGGTGCGGTCGGAGAAGGCCTGCGGCTGCGCCTTGGCCCAGGTCAGGCACAGGCGCGAGAGCACGGTGATCGAGTCGACGAAGTAGGTGTCGTACTTCGCCAGCCGGGCCGGGTCGCCGTAGCCTTCGCAGACGTGCCGGTAATGCGCATCGGAGAACGGCGCATCGGGCGGCAGCGCCGGATTCGGGCCGGCGAGGAATACCACCAGGTCGCGGAACTCGGGCCAGGTGGCAGGCCGCACGCAGTCGCCACGCCAGGCCTTGACGGCGAGGTCGCCGGCCTCGAGATCGACAAACAGCGTCGAGGCCTCGGGCAGAGTGCGCAGCTGGCTGGTCTTGCCGATGCCGCTCTTGCCGAGCAGCGTCAGCTTGGCTCCGCTCTTTTCCGCGAACCGTTCGTCGGCGGTGATGATGCGAAGAGGCTTGTCCATCACGCCGCCTCCCGGATCTGCTCGGTGACGGCCGGATTCCAGAGGATTTGGTAGCCGGAATGACCGTTGCGCGAGTACGGCATGGCCTCGGCCCAGACTTCGCCGGCCTCGGTCAGTTCCCACTCGTCGCGATCATTGCGAAACTGCAGGCCGTGGTCTGCCAGGAGCCGGTTGGTACCCTTGGCGGAGCGGCTCAGCAGCTTGCCGAGTTGGGTGGCATTGAGCGAGCAGATCGGATCGGCAGCGGCGGGAAGGGTGCGACGCAGCGTCTCGACGGTGAGGCCGGTGTTTTCCTGGATGCAGGTCAGCGTCGCGGCCATCGCGATGCCGGTTTTGACGCCGGGCACCTTGGCGATGGCTTCGCCGATCAGCAGGATGGCGCTCACCCGATCCTGTGTTGGCGCAGGCAGCGCGGCCACCGCGCCGGGCACGGAGTACGCGCCGGTCTTGCGGATAGCGGGCAACACTTCGCTGGTAACCCAGCGTTTGAAGCGCTTGGCAGCCTCCTTGGTGCTGCCGAGGATCAGGGCGTAGAGTCCCGATTCGTTGATGAAGTTGGCGCGCTGCGGGCGGCCGAGCGTGTCGATGACCTCACGTTTCGTTAGGTCATCGGCATCGACGTGGTCAGCGACGGCCTTGTGCGGGTTGGCGAACTCCAGCGCCGAGCACACATCATTGGCGTTGAACCACGGCAGACCCAGATCGTCGATCTGGACGCGCACGGCATGCGCGTCGAACTGGAAGGGAATGATTGCGCTCATGGTCATTCCCCCGAATCGATGGAAAGGGTGAAAGACGGCTTGCCGGCATCCACGGTGCGAGCAGCGGCGAATTGCTGTTGCAGGGCCGGTGGCCAGTTCGTGTAACGGGATTCGGGAACCGAGAACTTGATGTCGAAGTAGTGCTCGACCTTGTCGCCGGAGGCCACGATGCGCGCAGCAAGCTCGCGTGCCATGTCCTGATTCCAGGACGTCTTCTTTGGCAGTTCAAACTTGATGCGCAGCACGCCGTCACTGATGTGGGCGGTGCCGAAATCTCGCCCGGACTCGCGCAGCGCGACGCGGGCCTGCTCGCCGTAGCACTGATCCAGTGCGGCATCGAACTTGGTGCGGGCCTTTTTGAGCCAGTCGATGGCGGCATCGAGGTTCTTGTCAATCTCGTGCTTCTGTGCGGCCGGCAGGGCGGCCAGTTGGCTGATGGACATCTCGGCGATGTCGGCGGGGAAGATGGTCAGATCGCTCATGGCCACCCCCTTACTGATACGCACGAACCGAAGTCGAATAACGCGAGACGCGTCGTTCGAAGGCTTCGATATCCGCCAGGGCATAGGAGACCCTCGCCCCGAGTTTCATGAATGGGCATCCAAGGGCTTCCTGACGCCAACGACGCAGGGTCTTGACCGAGACTCTCCAGCGCTCTGCGAGCTCGTACTCGTTGAGCGCCAGGCGCTTCACACCGGCCGTGGGGTCCGAGCGGCCAATCCGCCCGGTTGTTGCTGAAGGGTTTTGCGTTTGCATTTCGATGTGCCTCCTGTTCAAAAAGGGCACATCGCAGTTTCCGCACGGATTTATGGGGAGTGTGCGGGGACGTCTATGGGAGATTTATGGAGTTCGCCGCAGGCGGTATTTCCCGTGGTCGATCAGGTCGAAAACGTCCTCTCGCTCCATATCCCTGCAGTCTTTGAATGCATCATCGAAGGATTGATACGAGGAGTGAGCGGCGATCTTGATCTCTGCCCAGGTCACAATCGGTGAGGGATAGCCGTCCGTACCCCAGGATGCCTTGACGATCCTTGCCCGCGCCGGTGACAAGCGAACAACTGTCTCGAAATGGGGGAGCAGAAGGTCTTGGCCATCAAGGTATTGCGTCCGCTGATCGGATGCACTCGGAGGTGTCAGACTGCGTAGTACCCTGATGAAAGATGCCGAATCGAATTGGGCACCCCATTCCTGCGGCCCAATGAACTCTGAAAGCGCCCGCACTTCATGGACGCCAGGCAGCGGAAGACGTGGCCGCTCGCGCATCAGAACAATGCCGCGTCGTCCCCAGGCGGGGTCGGCGAGAACCGACGACAGGGCTTCGGGCGAGGCGTTTGCCAAGCGTCTGGCGATCAACACCGGCGCAGGCTCGGTGGTCTTGCCGACACGAAAATCCCCAAGATGCCAGAGGTGGTGAGGAATGCGAGCTTGTGCCTTTACGTCCGCATTTTCCACGCCGATCCACTCAGCGAGATCGTGCAACCAGGCATCGACGCAAAAGTCATGCAGCGCAATTTCCGCAAGTGGCCGCGTCAGGATGCGCGAACGCCACTGAGGACTGCGATAGCGGTACAACCCGGCATCCTCGTCGATCTCGACGTCGACCTCGATCTCGCCGTCCAGAAATGAAATCATCTGGCGCGTGAGGTAGGTATGTGCCGGGCGTAACCAGCGACGCTGCACGAAATCATCTGCGCGCCTTCCCATCCGGAAGGCGCAGACGGACTTCGTCAGATCGCCGGCTTGTTCCAGTGCGGCCAGAAATGCGAGGTACGCGGCACCCGTACTCGACATCAGAACTTGACAACCATGCCGAGTTTCTCCAACTGGGCCATGACCAGCTTGCGATCATCCTCGGTCTTGCTGCGGTCATTGAAGCCGTTGGGCGCGGTGACCTGGACGGCCACCTTGTGTGCCTTGCGATGCCGCTGCTTGGCCATGCGCATCACCAGCTTGATCTGCGCCGGCACATAGACGGACAGGTCGGGGTTTCGATAATCCTGGCGAGCCACCTCGTAGATGTTCCGGTCATCGCGACGGTCGGGCTGAATGGTCATCATGCTTTTCAATTCCTGGACGATCTCACGATCCCCCGCCTCGTCGTGGGTTTTGCGAAGCGAAGGGCAGGCCACCTTGAGGTGCTGAATGTCGATACGCTCGATGCCCTCGATCCGCTCGCTGACGAGCTTGGCAAGAACGGTCGGCGAGACGAATGCCGAGAGATCGAATTCCAGCATCGGCATGTCCTCGATCGCACCGTCGGCTGCGAGTACGACATCACGAAAGATCGCAGCCAGGTCGCGCCGAATCTCACGGTCATCACTGAATACGCTCAACGCCCCGGTGGCCGGCTCGCGAGAAAACCGGATCGACAGTGCCGCCAGGTCGTCATGGGAAACCTCCTCCCCATGCTCGACCTTCGGGTAATGGACTTCCGCACCATTGAAGGTAACGGTCAGGGTATCCAGCACCTCCTTCGCCGGATCCTCGTCATCGCCCTCATCGTGCCTGTGCGCATGCCCCAGGTCGCGGCGGCTGAACTGCTCGATGATGACGTCGTCACGGGGCGCGTTCGGATAGAGGAGGAGAATTCTCTCCTTGATGCGCTCCTGCATTGCGTCATCCAGTTTCGGCGTTGGGCCCAGCGGGCCACGGTAATGGCTGGAATACGCTTCACTCCTCCATTGCCGGTTCATCACCTGGACCCGCTCGGCGTGGTCGAAGCGCCTGCTATCCCGACGATGCTTCTCCGGGTATTCCTGTTCGAGATACAGATAGAGCGCACGGCCATGGGGGTCGCAGGGGCGGCCGAGCACCGCTGCATCGGCCTCGTTACCCTCATCGAACAAGGACAGCACGGCTTGCTTGCCATACTCGTCGCCGAGGATTTCGATGCGTTCGGCGATCCGCTCCAACCGTTGCCGCGTCACCGGTGATGCTTCGCCCACCAGCGGGTACAGGGACTTTCGCACGGTCGGAGGCAGGACGCCTTTGGCCTTCTCCATTTTCTCGGCGAGTTTCTCCGGCATATGAACCCCCTCATTTCTGAGCAGCCGGCGAAGCAAGGGGATGTTCTTGATCTTGCGCACCAGCCAGACGAAATGCTCCATGTCCGGCAGCAGATCGGGACCGTGGTCGGCCGATGCCTGCTTCACACCGTTCTCGGATGTGATGGCAGTCGCCCCCGAATCGGCCTTCGGGCTTTCTTGCGTTTCTTGTTGCTGTTCGGTTACCGCCACCATCACATCTCCTTCTGCGTTGCGCGTTGCGCGAACGCGCAACGTTACTGCTCAAAAAACGCCGGCTTGTGGCCGGCAACCTGAGTCCGGAGATCCCGGACAACTACCTCAACCGGCGGCTCCCGACAGCAATCCGTATCGCGCCATACGTACCTTGATGAAGCGACCGTGAACACCGAAGCGCTTCCCAATGGCCTTCTGCAAATTCTCGAAGTCGAAATCGCCAAAAGGTCCGTCCGTTTTGACCGTGAAAGTTGTTGGCGCTTCATCCTCCAGCAAACCCGGGCATGCCACCAGCGTCACGTCATATTTCGGAGCCATCTCGATGACCGCTTCGACCAACCGTCGGCGGGGCACCAGCAGTGATCCCATGAATTCGTTGGCGCGAAATTCCGCGATCCGCTTTTCCTTTTCACGCTCGGCCTCGACGATCCTGGCGAGCAGCCCCTCATCGTGAGCAGGCGACACGCCCGGGGACGTCAGGTGTCCGATATCGTGCGTCGTGGTGCGGTAGGCCTTTCGCTGCTGTTGATCCGGCGTATCGAAAAGCCCGGGGGAAACCTTCGAATCTGCGATCCAGCCTGGTGCATCGAACACCGCGTGACCGAGTTCGTGGCCGAAGGTACTCAACACCAGTTCCTCCGTCATGCCCTCGCCGACCGGCGATACCAGCAGTGAGACTGCATCTTCGCCCGCCCCCGGATCGAACTCGCACAGGCCGCACACTTGCTCTCCGGTCTCATGGTCGGTAACCGGGTGGTCGAGGCTGACCCACAGGTCAAAACTCAGTCCATTGACGTTGAGGCTGGAAATCTCGCGCAGGGTTGAGAGTGGCAAGCGGTCTGCATCCTGTGCAACCAGTTGGGCACGCACCGCGCTCGCGGTTTCCTCGATTGCAGGATTTTTGAGGAAGAGCGGCCGGAAATGGCCGGAGTGGCGGTAAGCAACCGAGAGCGACGTCATGCTCAACCCTCAGTCTTCGGGCGTTTCCGATAGGCCAGGACGACGTCGCCGAGATTCTTTTGCAGTTCCGGCGGCAAACGGTTGGCCTGCACGAAAACCTCGTCCAAGTCCAAGCCGAGTTGCTGAGCCGCCTTGGTGATCAGGTCATCCTTGGGCGGCTTTTCCATATTGCGTTCGATCCGCGACCAGTACGCTGGCGAGATATCGATGCGCCGGGCGAAGTCGTTCAGCGGGATTCCGGCTTCCTCCCGCTTTTGTCTGATGAAGTCTCCGAATGCCATGGACGGTTTGCGATGGGTAATTGGTCACCGTCAAGAATATCGAACTCGCCCACTGCCGTCAACTATTTCATCAACGCGCAATTACTTTCAAGATTGGCTGGTATCGCTATCCCCTGGGAATCCTGCCCAGAAATATATTGGTCGATTACTCGCCATTACCCTACGTTGCCATCCAGTCGAGAAGATCAGACATATTATCCATGACGGTTTCAATTCCCCGGAGCCGTCATGAAGAACCTCGAACTTGCATCACCACCGGAGATGTCCGCCTGCGCCCGCGCAGGCGAAATCACCACCATCCTTGCCGCCGCCATCGTCCGCACACTCGTCGCCGACGAGCCAAAACAGAAAGAAGAAGTTGGACTTGGCTTCCTGCCCGACCAGCGCGTTCATACAACCCCCTATCAACAGGAGAAGTTGTGATGAACGAAAAACAAGCATCCGTCGCGGCGCGGATTGCCGATCTGGCCTGCCTGCCGATGTCCGAACTCTGGTCGCTCTGGGATCGGTACTTTCCGCGTCGCCCCGACTACCCAAACCGCACGCACGTCGAGTCGCGCATTGCCTACAAGCTGCAGGAAGAAGCCTTCGGCGGCCTCGCGCCCGAGACGAAGCAGCGGCTGGAAGCCATCGGCGCGAAGCACTCCAAGATCAAGCTGCGCGCCAGCAAGCGTGAATTCAATTTCGCGCCGGGCACAGTGATTCTGCGCGAATGGGGCGACCGTGATCACCGGGTGACGGTCAACGCCGAGGGCCGTTTCGAGTACGAGGGCCACACATTTAAGAGCTTGACGGCGGTGGCCCGGCACATCACCGGCCAGCACTGGAGCGGGCCGCTGTTCTTCGGATTCGGCAAGGGAGGTGCGCGATGAACGAAATCGCCGCTACCCGCGCCCGCAAGCGCTGCGCCGTCTACTGCCGGGTGTCCTCGGACGAACGTCTCGACCAGGAATTCAATTCCATCGACGCCCAGAAGGAGGCTGGCCACGCGTACATTGCCAGCCAGCGAGCCGAAGGCTGGATTCCGGTCACCGACGACTATGACGACCCCGGCTTCTCCGGCGGCAACACGGATCGGCCCGCATTGAAACGCCTGCTGGCGGACATCGAACGCGGCCTGATCGACATCGTCGTTGTCTACAAAATCGACCGCCTGACGCGCAGCCTTGCCGACTTCGCCAAGATGGTGGAATTGTTCGACCAGCGCGATGTGAGTTTCAGCGCCGTCACGCAACAGATTAACTCGGCCACCTCGATGGGCAGGTTGATGCTCAACGTCCTGCTGTCCTTTGCGCAGTTCGAGCGCGAGGTCACCGGCGAGCGCATCCGCGACAAGATCGCGGCTGCCAAGCGCAAAGGGATGTGGATGGGTGGGGTGCCGTCCATCGGCTACGACGTCGTGAATCGCCAGTTGGTTATCAACGAGGCCGAGGCGGCCGTAGTGCGCCGCATCTTCGAGGAGATGCTGACCATCGGCTCGCCGACGCAGATCGCCGCCAACCTGACCGCCGAGGGCATCACCACCAAGGCCTGGACGACGCAGGAGGGCCAAACCCGCAGCGGCACGCGCATCGACAAGAAGTACCTGCACAAACTGCTGCGCAACCGTATCTACCTTGGGGAGTTGTCGCACAAGGGAAATTGGTACCCTGGTGCGCACCCGCCGATCATCGATCAGGCGCTTTGGGACAAGGTGGCGGCCGTCCTGGCCAAAGATGGCCATGCCCGGTCGGTGGAAACCAAGATCAGGTCGCGCACCGACGCCTTGCTGCGCGGCCTGCTCTACACGCCATCCGGCGAGCGGATGTACCCGACCTACTCGAACAAGAGGGGGCACAAGTACCACTACTACGTGTCCAAGTCGGAAAGCCGCTTCGGCGCTCCAGGCAAGAGCTACGAGCGCCTGCCCGCGCCGGAGATCGAGGCGGCGGTCGTTGCCCAGATCCGCACGGTGCTGACCAGCCCCGAGTCCATCGCATCGGTGGTGCGCCATATCCAGCGCAACGGGGCCCAGATCGACGAGGCCAGCACGGTGATGGCGATGGGGCGTCTCAACGACGTGTGGGATCAGTTGTTCCCGGTCGAGCGCCACCGCATCGCCAACCTGATGATCGAGCGCATAGATCTCGTCCACATTGGCGAGGTGCAAGGCATCAAGGTGAAGTGGCGGGAGTTGGGATGGGACAAGCTGATCGGCGAGTTCGCACCGAGGGAGATCGGCGCGGAACTGATGGAGGTCGAGGCCTGATGAACAGCGCGCTGGAAACTTTCGTGCCCCTGCACTTCAAGCGAAAGAAGGGAAAGCTTCTGGTCGACGGGAGGGAGGGGGGCCACGACGTCCGCATCATCGAGTCTGTGGCCCGGGCGATGCACTGGCACGCCCTGCTCGACACGGGCGCGTTCAAGAGCGTAGTCGAAATCGCCAAGGCCGAAGGACTGATGCCGACAACTGTGGGTCGGCTGCTGCGATTGGCGCGGCTGGCCCCCGACATCATCGAGCAGTTGATGCAGGGATGCCAGCCCCGAAGGCTGACCCTGCTGTGGCTAATGCGAAACGACATCCCGGCCCTCTGGCCCGACCAGCGCCAGATGCTTGAACGATTCCGGTAGGAGGAAAAATGACCAGTAAGAAGCACTTTGGCAAGCAGACAGGCCGCCCGGTCACCCATGAACTCCCAACCCCCGCCGGCGGCGTGCGACTGGAGACCTTCGTCCCTTGGACGCTGGTAAGGCGAGGATTGAAGAAGCGGGTCATCACGCCATTGGACGCGCCGCAGGAATTTCTGGTTGAGGCCGCCCGGGAGCGGGAAACGCTGGCGGCGGCACAGGACAGCGCTCTGATGCGTGCGCTCGGACTGGCATATCATTGGCAGCGGCTGCTGGATGAAGAGCGAGCCGCGTCGGTGGCCGAGATTGCCAAGGCCGAGGGCATGGACGTGACGCAGGTGCGCCGTGTCATGCGGCTAACCCTGTTAGCCCCACAGGTTATCGAACGGTTGGTGGGCGCGCCCGACATCGTGCTGGAGCAGGTGATGCGCCGCCCCTGGCCCAGCAGTTGGAATGCCCAGACACAGGTACTGCCCGGTACTTTCCAGGGTTGAACTACCGGCACCCGAAGAGGACATCGGGGCGGACGACGC